ATTTTGAAAATGTTCGTGCCGGTGATTATGAAAGGCGGTGAAAAAAGAAATGCCAACACTTAAAGGTTTTACTTTCAAAAATCAAACGGAGACAAGCGCGGATTTGTATTTCTACGGTGACATTGTTTCCGACTGGTGGGGAGCATGGCAAGACGAAGACCAGTACCCGGACGCGATCAAGAATTTCCTTTCGGAGCAGGAAGGAAAAGATCTGAACGTTTACGTTAATTCCGGCGGCGGTTCCGTATTTGCCGGGATCGCGATCTATAACATGATTAAGCGCCACGCAGCAAAAGCGAACGTGAAAGTCTATGTTGACGGTCTGGCCGGTTCAATCGCTTCGATCCTTGCGTTCGCAGGAAGCGAACCACCGGAAATTCCTTCAAACGCCTTCTTGATGATCCATAACCCATGGAGCTATTGCGAAGGCAACGCGGAAGATATGCGAAAAATGGCCGACGATCTGGACCAGATCAGAACCGGAATTTTGAACATATACGCCGAACACCTGAAAGAAGGTGTAACAATCGACCAGATCGAAGCGTTAATGGACGCCGAAAGTTGGTTAAATGGGGAAAAAGCCGCGGAATATTTCGAGGTAAAGACCACGGAAGCAAAGGAATACGCGGCAGCAGTCGGGGACTACATGAAGAAAGCCCGCTGCAAGGTCCCGGAAAAATTAAAAATTGCAAAGGACGGACACGATCCGGAGCAGCAGGCGGCAGGAGAAGCGGCCGCGAGAAAAAGACAGGAGATCCGCGATCTTAC